CAAGCCATAATAGTAAATCCTATTAAAGCTCCAAATATGAATCCAATAATAAAGTCCATTATTAACTCACCACTTTCATAGACATAAGTAGATCTATTTTAAACATATCTCTCTTATCTCTGTAAAATATTCCTTTGTACGTTTTTAACTCTGATGTATAACCATCAATTAAAAATTGTGATGGTTGAATATCTAAAATCGTAACGATTCCATTTTTAACACTATAAACAAGTTCTATTTGCCCATAAATAAACTTAAATTCTTCTGATGTCTTTAATGCTCTTTTATAAGTTCCATCTGTCGTATTTACTATTTCGTGTCTAGTTCTAAAAAGTAATTCTTTGTATGCTATTGGGCAATATTTTCTTAAACTTCTTTTCTTTTTATTGAAATCGTTTTCATCTAGGTATAGAAATACATTTTTATATTGCCCATTAACATCTGATATGTTATTCTTCACCTATATTTTTCCAATACTTTCTACATACTTTATTTGCGAAAGTTTCGCTTACAGGTAAATTAGAACACTCATAGTCATGTTTAAAATCAATGACTTCATAAATAAACAGACAAGCAAATAAGAACATTACGATAATAAATATAAATTCCACTACTTCAATGAATTTAGATTTATCTTTCATCTTTTCTTACTTCCTTTCTTACTTGGATTATCTTCCTTGATAATCTCCTTTAATGTTTTAATCTTTTTTCTTAAATTCTTATTATCATTTCTTAATCTTTCCATTTCCAATGGTTCACCAAGTTTAGCCATAAATGTTTTATATAATTCATCTTTAATAGATTGTTTTAACATTTCGTTTTCAGTCTCTAATGCATTTATTCTTTTTCTCATCTTTCTTTTAGATGGTTCTTTCTCTTGAAATGCATGATTTAATGGATTAAACTCTTCTTCCTTTTCAGGTGTAAACAATTCTTGGAAAGTTTGTTTTATACTTTCAAACATCTTCCACCTCTTTTTTCCCTATATTCTTTTCAATATTTCTTCTTCCCATAGCTTTAGGAAATTATCTTGACTTCTAGTTGTAATTTCATTATTTTTAGTTCTCTTCTGAACTACTTTATTTTCTTTTACTTCCACAGTAACTAATGAATGTTTTGTGTCTTTAACTAATCTCATAAAATAAATATCACATTCACCATCTGCTATACGTTCAGCATAAGTTCTAACACAATTATTTTGTTGACTAGATTCATCAACTAATGATTCAAAGTCTTTAGCAGGAAATATAACATATTTATTATTTTTAAATTCATTACATTTTAACTGCTTAAATCTTCTTTTTATAGAGTTATTTAATAGATTATCCTTTTGTTGTTGATATTCTTTTAATGCTTTATCATGTGCAAATTTTATATGTTTAGGATATAAAATGCTTTTATCTTTTAAATTAAGTTTTAACTTCTTTGCCATTAATAAATAATCTTTATACTCATGAAATAACTCTCTTTTAAAATCCGTTTTATTAACTAATGTAATTAAGTTTATATTTAACTTAACTAATTCATCTAAATTGCTACTATCTAATCCCTCATAAGCAATTAGATACTTCATATCTTTTGTTTTTAAATAAGACAATATTATAAGTTGATCATAGTTTAAATTATTCTCTTGAATAAATGGTAAATAATCTTTTGATAATCCCATAAATCTCTCTTCAAATGTTTTCTTTCGTAAGAATGATTTAGGACATAATGCTAAATTATAGAGTTTCAACTTTGTTAATAGTTCCACACTTGGATTATAGTTTTTTATTAAATAAATTAAATCCATATAATCAACGTGCTTTGCTAATTCCCATAGTTGGCTATATTTAAGACTCTTATTATCACTAAACATCTCTTCTAAATTGTACGGATAATAGATAAATTGATTAGGTAAATAGGCCCACGAGCTTCTGAAATATCTCCACTCAATACTATTAAAATTTCTGAATGAGATAAACATTCCACTAGGTGTACCTATCACGTTCTCATTAACTATCTCCTCAACTAGATTAAAAGAACTATCATAAATAACTCTTGCATACTCATAGCAATAACTTTTATATTTTTTATCTCTATAGTTTGTATGTATTCTAAACTGCCTTACAATGTAATAATCTTTGTATTTATCCAATATTGCTAATTCATCTCTAAACTCATAAGCAGATAAACGATTAGATTTAACTAAATAAGTATTATTACAATTAGGACATTTGCAATAGTTATTTACTTTAACATCTGAATTAAATTTATGATGACATAATGTACATTCATAATCAGTTTTATTTTTTATAATTAGTTTTGCTTTATTTTTAATATCTTCAATAAATTTATTCCACTTATTCGGTATAGTTAAATTATTTTCTAACTCTTTAAATAACTCTCTATCTTTTACTTTGATATACATTACATCAAATCAAACAGAGTTAATTGTCCTTCCGGTTGCCAATTCTTATCTTTTGTTTTAGGTTTAGTTGTTGGTTTCTTTGGCTCTTCTGTTGCTACTTTTTTGCTGCTTTTTATTGGTGCTTTTGCCACTTTATTTATTTCTAATTTATCGTTAGGCTCGTCCCAATAATGAATAGCCCATCCAAAGACAACTTCATCTTTTACAATAGCTCTGTTATCCTTTGCTTTCTTTTGTGCTTCACTCATAATGAAATCTATCATTTGTTGTAAACTTTTTTCTTCGTTTAAATATTTATCATTCATATCTTTTCTAGATACTAGATAATCTATTATTGCTAATAATGCTTCGTCTTTAACTTCTGACGATAATACTTTTATTCTTTCAATACCATCCATAATTATCCTCCAATCAATGTTATTGGAAGCACAAAGTTGTTTTAACTTAATGCATTCCTCACACAAAACCATTCCATCATACCCCTTGCAATATGAAAAACGGTTACACAAATCACATTGATCTTTAAATTTCAAGTAAATGTTCCTTTTGAATATAATCTTCAATTTCTTTTAAGACTTTTTCTTCTTTAGCTGCTGTAAAAGCACAAGTTCTATATGCTCTTTTTGTTAATCGTTCAGTTGCTTTATTTTCTCCCTCTTCAAATTCTGCTCTTTTAATCATTGCTAAATTTCTTTTATGTCTTATGAAATTGTAAATAGTTATTTTTTCGATTTGTGTTCGTTTTAATCTGCCTTTATATTGCTCTATAATCAATTCGTATCTATTTCTAATTAGAATTGAATAAATTAAAGCAAGTATAGATATTGCTAGAGAACAAGTGCTAGTTATTAGAGCTATTATTCTCAACGTCTCCATTTGTTTCTCCTTTATCAAATTCTTCTAGAATTACATCTTCAAACATCTTTCTAGTATCTTTGTTTATTGGATGACAAACATCTCTAAATTCTCCTGTTGATTGTTTTCTGCTTGGAAATGCAACGAATCTTCCTCTTGGTTCATCTCCTTGAATTATTCTAATATCTGTAATAACAAAAGCATTATCAATAACAACTCTTGCTAATCCTAATAATCTACCATTTTCCCCTGTACTTTTTTGAACTTTAACATTTGTAATTTTAAACATAATTTCTTTCTCCTCCTAATAATTTGTTTTAAAATATTTTCTTAATTCTTCTAATGTTGGTTTCTTCTTTTCCCTAGATAACTTTCTAATTTCTAAAAGTAATCTTTCATAAAGAGCAAGCATTTCTTTTTTCTCTGCTAGCAATTTATTTCTATAGGTAGTCAATCCACCAATCTTACCGGCATTTTGCCTTCTTTGTTTTTCTTTGATATCAAGTTCAATATTCGCTCTTGCTATACATTGAACATACTCATCTATTTCTTCCATCAATTTTTTATTTAGATTTTCTCTTGTTAAAATTTCTTTACGAAGTTTAGCTTTGTCTTGTTCTAAATCTGCAATCTTTTCTCTAAATGCTTTACAATCTTCTATATTTTCTTTTTGCATTCTATTCTTCATATTCAATAAATCTAAATACTTTTGATGTTCTTGTTTATACATAGATTTGTATTTAAAGATTTTAAACATATATTCCCACCTTTCTAATTTTTATCAAAAAAGTGTTGACATTTTTTAGAAAAGTAATTATTATATTTGCCCGTATCCGAAATTTAGTCCTCGTCATTATCTTCGTTTAACCAATCATACTCGAATATATCAGGATCAATTTCGGTTTTTTTACGTTCTCTAGGATGAGTTTTCATCCAACCCTCTAAATTGTCCTGTTTTATTTCTTCTAAAGTTTGAAATCCTTTAGCTTTCCAATTTTTTAAAATACCTTCAACATAAGCAAATGTACTTTTACGATTAAATACTGCTGTGTTAATAGCTTCTTTTAAAATATCTTCTTTATATTCTGACGACCACAGACTAATCTTTTCTAATTCTATTGGTGATAAAGGCCTACCAAAGTTTTCTTCCACGTAATTATATATATTATTATCTTCTGTAGTAGTTAATAATATATTTTTATTTATTTTATTTTCTTTTTTTTTATTTTCTTTTTTATAGTAATTCGTTTCTAATACGTTCGTATCTTCTTCGTATTCTTCTTGTATTACGTTCGTATTACTTTCGTTGCCTTGCTTTTCCTTTATTTTTCCCCACCTTTTCAATACATTCTTTCTATTTTGTTCTGACTTGTTGCTAATTTCTTCTAATCTATTTAAAACACTTTGAGAATAAAATTTATTTTTATTTTTTTTAAATAGATCATAGTTTTCAATTAAATCTACAATTAAGTTTTTATCTACTCGTAGTTGGTATGCTAATAAATCAATGTCCTCTTCTAGAGATAAGTAACCGTCATTTTCGTATAAACACTCTATGATACACCAATATAGTCCGACACCTTCAAGCCCAAGTTTAAATCTTACCTTTTCAAGTTTCTTGTCGTTCCTAGCACCAAAGTCGTGAGAGAAATAATTCTTTACTTTTTTCAACAGCACCACCTCTCTAACCTGTACCTAACTTTGACTTACTCTCATAAAATTGGTATAATTAGAGAGTAAGTTTATAGGTAAATTTACAATGTAAGAATTACGGAAGCTCGTCAATTTTTTTCGTAATTCTTTTTTTATTCTGCATTTATATCACCACTACATATACATAATCCATATCTATAACCTCGACACACATTACCATTTGATTTTGTATATTGATTGTTAGTTATTATTCCAACTGCACTATAGATTAAATATATAATGACTAATATAATTGCTAGCCTCGATAATATCCAAGGCCAATCTAGTGATAAATTATTCCTAATTAAATAGTTTCTTAACTTAACTACTAGAAGTGTTATTGTTATTCCAATAGCAATCCCTATAAATACTTTAACCATCTTTATGCCCTCCTACTTTTGCTTTATCAAGGATAATCTCCTTGATTTTTAATTCTTTTTTTACTAAATGAGTTGGTATTAGAACATCTCTACCACTTTTAGGAATATAGTAATTTCTTTCTTTAGCTATTTCCTGCAAATGTTCCATTACCCTCTCGGCATATCTTCTTCCTTGCCCTAAAATAATTGATAATTCTGTTATGTTTAAGTAAGGTTTTTCCATATTCCACCTCTTTTTTTGCTGATCTAAACGATTAAATAATTTGATATAAAATTGTTTAACATAATTTTCTTTTACATTAGGTTTCAATTATTTTTATGTCATCATCAAATAATTGGTCTAGTGTATAATTTGGAAATAAATTCTTTTTAATAATTAACATTTCACTTCTTTTAAATTCTGTATTGCCTTTTAGTCTATGCTGAACTGCTTTAACAGTAATATCTAAAGCTGTAGCAATATCTTCTTCTTTAACATTGTTGTTAATCATTAAAATTTGTAAATTCTTATACACAGTAATCCTCCTTTCTGTCTATCCTACGACACATTTTTATCTAAAATATATGTCCCATAGGACGATTACAATACAAATATACACCCTACAGGACACATTGTCAACCATTTTTTGTCTTTTTTTTCTTTTTTTTGTCCTATAGGACATTTTTTTATAGACATAAAATTAAAAAAAATATATAATAATAATTGTTAGGAGCTGATAAATTATGACCTTTTTACAAAAATTGGAAAGTTTAATGAAGAAAAAAAATATTAAAAACTTGCATGAGTTATCTACTAAAAGTTCTATCCCATATTCTACATTAAGAGGTTTTTATACCAAAGGGACAGATAATATTAAATTACCTACGTTAAGATCATTGGCTAAATTTTTTAATTGTTCCATAGACTATTTAGCTGATGATGAAATAGTTGATATTAAACCATATGGAGATAGTAACATTGATACAGATATTGAAACATTTCAAAAGACTTTAAAAGAACATAATCTTTTAGATAGTGATGATGAATTAACTGATGAAAATTTTAATAATATTTTAGAGATTATTAAAGCAAATAAAAAATTCATCCTATTTACAGATGAATCTAATAAGAATGATAAATGATTTATCATCTATTCCTTGTTTTTTTAAATAAATGTATAACTTTGCAATATTCACAATAACCCTCCTTCTTGGAGAGATATTATAAAAGTTTATACCATAATTTACCAATAACCAAGAAAAAATAAAAAAAGAAAGAAGTGATTATTTATGGCATTATTTGCTACAGCAGAGGAAAAAGAAGAAAAGAAAAAAGAAAAAGAAGAAAAGGAATTTCAAAAATTAGTTGATAGATACAATTTAAGAAATGTGGATAAAGAAGATTATCAACTATTAAGAAATGTATCATCAAGAATGGCTGGAATGGGCATTGCTGATTTTGGTCTATTAGTTGGTGGTAGTATGGAAGATAAAATGAAAATAGATAGACTTGCTGCTTTGCAAGAACAAAATTGGATTATTATAAATCAACTATTAAAACTAAATAATAATATAGAAAAATTAATTGAAAATAAAGATAAATAATAAAAAAGATTCGGTGCCGTTAACACCGAACCAAATAGAAACTCGTTTAGATCAGCAAAATCTTAAACAAATATAACCAAGGCTATAAATGTAATTGAGTTTCCTTTTACATTATAGCACAGATTTTAATTTAAAACAATAAAAGAAGGTGCTAAAATGTCAGTATTTAAAGATAAAGAAAAAACTAAAGATGGCAGACAATGGAGATTTAAAGTATATTATCATAATGAAGATGGAAAACTAAAACCATATACTTCTAAAAGATATTTATTAAAGAAAGAAGCAGAAGCAGCAGAAAGAGTTTTTAAACTTAATAGAGATGTTCCTGTTAAGAAAAGATTTGATGTTGTTGCTGATGATTATTTTAAAGATGCTTATATTAGATTAAAAGAATCTACTGTTAATACTTACTACTCTCAATATAAAAATAACATACTGCCCTACTTTAAAAATAAATTTATAGATGAAATAAATGTAACGGATATAGAAAATTGGAAAAATAAGTTAATTGAAAGAAAGATAAAGACTTCTACTTGCAATGAATACTATGTCGTATTTAAAGAAATATTTACATATGCTAATAGAAAGTTTGAATTAAATTATAATCCTGTTTCTTTATCCGGTAGATTTAAAAGAAGAAATGATGAAGTTATTAAGACAGAAGAAAAATTAAGATATATAACTTATGATGAATATTGTAAACTTATTGATGTTATACATGATGACCTATATCATTGCTTATTTTTAACTTTCTACTTTGCCGGTATGAGAGAGGGTGAAATGCAAGCTCTCACTTGGAATGATATAGACTTTAATAGAAAAGTTATTATAGTAAATAAAACATTATCTACCAACACAAAAGAAGGTAGATATAAAATAACTAATACAAAGAATTGTCTTAATCGTGAAATATCTATGTCTAGAACTTTATATGATGAATTAAAAAGATATAAAGAAATTGTTATGAAGTATGATGACTTTAGATCTGATTGGTTTGTATTCGGAAATGGTGATTTCTTATCTACATACAACATGAATAAATATAGAAAAATATATTTTAAAGAAGCAGGCCTTGAAAAAAAACTAATCACTATACATGAATTTAGACATTCTCATGTAAGTTTATGTATAAATGAATATATTAAATCAGGACAATCTGATTCAACTAAATTCTTTTTAATGATGTCTCAAAGAATGGGACATAGTTTAAGGGTTATGCAAGAGACTTATATGCACTTATTCCCTAGTGTTCAAGACAATATTGTTAGTCTTTTAGATAATTTATAAAATAAATTAGCAATTCTTATAACCTAAAGTAGTACCTAAAAAATATAAAATGCCGATAAAATAAGGGAATATTGGCATTTTATTTTTTATAACATATAACATTGTTATTTAAAATACTTTTGATTATATTTGATTTTATTTATGTTTTTAGTGTTTCTTTTTATTACTTTTTTATTCTTTCGCACTATGTTAGAAACTATTTAGCACCTTGTTTCATAAAAAAAAGAAGGTAAGGATATTTATGTCCTTACCTATTATTCAAATAAAATAGCAACTAGGATAATATAACTGTACTAGCTTATATTAAACACTACGTCGTTGCTAAATATAATATACCACTTTATTATATAAATGTCAATTAGAACAATCTAATATTGTCCCATCTGCTTAATCCATTCTTTAAATTAAGATTAACTTGTCTTTGAACTTCATCATATCTAGAACCTAAAGCATTTCTTCTAGCTTGACCATTTCCGAAGTCTCCACGAATAGTTTTCTTAACTAAAGTTAATAGATCGTCTCCTGATGGTTGTGGTGCAGGTTGTGGTGTTGGTTTATTTCCTGCTAGAATTTCATTAACTCTTCCTTGAACTTGTGAATAATTATATCCTTCTGCTTCAAGTCTTGTTTTTCTTTCAGGATAATTTCCATATTTACCTGCAATAACATCTTTAGCTATTTCGTCTAAACTTTTCTTTGGTGTTGGTTGTGGTGCTGGTTGAGTTTCTTTAACAGCAGGATTATAGATAAATCCTCTAAATGTATAACCTGAACCTATTCCCCATCTACCATTACTATTATATCTTGTTTGATTCCAAAATGCACTAGAGCCATAACCTGATTCAGAAGTATAAACAGAACCATCACTATTAACTCTTTCTACAACTGCTACATGGCCTGCTCCATCAGAACCACTTAATGTTGCACCTTTTTTCCAACACATAATAGCACCGGCTCTAGGTGTTTGACCAACTTCTAATCCTGCATTTCTAGCTCTTTCTATAAAGTTTTCTGCATTACAATTTAATGTATTATATTTATTAGATCTATTTCCTGTTATTTCATTATAGATTTCATTAAATCTACCATTAGCATAACCTACACAGTTTGCTAATACATTACATTGACTATCTGTTGGCGAACCTTGAATACATGAGTTCCATCCACCTGTTGCTTGTCTTATATAACATTTATTACCTGCACACGGTTTAGCTGTTCTCACTGTAAACATTTTCAACAACTCCTTCCCCTGCTAATACTTCCATAGAATCAGTATTAAAATTGTCTTGAATACCATATTCATCTTCAACAACAACTTCTTCTTCAACTGAACCTACACCTTCTATGTCCTGCATCATTGCATCTAACATTGCATTTTCATTGATATTATTCTCTTCCATCTTAATCACCTTACCTTTCTTAAATTATGGAAGTTTATATAAAAAAAGAGGACTATTCTAATCCTCTTTCTTATAACTATTTATTTTTCTACTTCTGGCAATCCTGCTATACTAGTAAGTATTGATAAAATGCCGGCTAATAAACTTGCACTACCTACTTGAATCCAATTGATATCAGACATTACAGTACCAACACCAATTAAAGCAACTGCTGTTTGTGCCATTGTTTTTAATGCTCTAATACCTGCACATTTAAACCAAGTTTTACCCATACTACCACCTCCTAACTCATCTTTAAAAATGCTACTATTGCACCTATAACAATTGTTATAATTGAAGCTGCAACAGTTCTAGATATCCATTTTATTTTATCTTTTATTTCATCTATGTCTTTTTCATTTTGTCTAGATAAATTATAGGCCTCATCAGATTTGCTTTTTATTGCATTATAATCATCTAGTTTAGTTTCGATTTTAGTAAGTCTATCTAAAACTTCTCTTTCAAATCCTTTTTCCATATCTTTTTATTCCTCCAACAAAAAAGACAACTCTCGTTGCCTTTTTACTTTTCTAATTCTTGTCTTACTGCTTCACGATACTTTTCAGGAACATCATCAATGGTAATTTTCTTTAACTTGATTTGAATTACAAAGAATTTAACCATTAAAGATCACCTCACTTAATTCCATTACGGCATCTTCCATGGCACTTACTCTTTCTTCTAATGGCACATTTTCAACTTCATTAGAATAATCTAAATAATCCATTGGATTCTCTTGTATCATTTCTTCTGTTATTTCGTTTGGATCAACTCTAAATTCATTTTGTTCATAAATAAAAGAGAATGTCTTATCCTCTTCGTTTTTTACCTTCTCAATGAATTTGTTGATAAATACATCTGCTTTACCATCTCCTCGAACCATATATTTATAGTCCGGTTGCATTTCACTAAATACTGCTTTTACTCGCATTCGATATTACCTCCTTTGCTTTTTTAACAGTCTTATCTAGTTTTACCTTCTTTGAGTATTTCTTGCTGTAAGTATGCTTAAAGTATCCGTAATAAGATACAACTTTGTATGCATCTCCTAAAGACATTTCGTTTTTAGGATTCTTCATTTTAACATAAACTTTATTTGCTCTATCAAAAATTCTTTTTCTTACAACTGTTTTATATGAATATATTTTATATCCCATCATATCTATCGGCCTAGAATCTAATGGAAACAATTGATAAGTAGGTTTTAATTTTAATCCTAGTGTATTATTCAAATACCTCTCTAACTCATTTGCAGCCTTTTTCACGTGCTTTTTATTAGAACCTAATAAAAGTATATCATCCATATAAAAAAGAACGTGATGAACTAAATTTAGCCTCTTTCCTCGCCTTTCAGAATATAACTTTTCACTTACAAAGTGATAAGCATATGATAAATAATAATTAGCTGCATACTGACAAAAATATGAACCAATGCATAATCCTTCTTCATAAGTATCAATTAAGGTATATGCAAGATATAAAACATCATTATTCTTTATATCTCTTCTTAAGAAAGATTTTAGTGTTGGATGTGGAACACTTGGATAAAACTGCTTAACATCTGCTTTAAATACCCAAGCACATTTTTTAGGATTAGTTCGTACCCAAGTTTCAACGGCATCCTTACCAAATAATTGTCCTTTGTTTTTCAAAGAAGCACATTGATAATGTCCTATCTTGGCATCAAACATTTTTTTCATAGCATTTACAGCAATGTAGTCATAGCATTGTTGTTTCATACTAGCTATTCCAATTCTTCTTATTTTCTTACTTAATGCATCATATCTGTCATCATATTTAATTGGTTCTAATTTAATTCTTCGTTCTTTGATTTCTTGATACATTTCTTTTGCAATATAATCTGCTATAAAATATAGCTTTTCTCTATCAGAGTTTGCTATCTCTCTTATTCTCTTTTCTAGTTTACGTCGAGAAGTTATAACCATATTATTCTCGGCTACTAACTTCTCAACATATTCACCAAAGAACATTGACGTATCATGTCTAGTCCATCTTTGATGACCACTAGTAGAGCCATTCAAACAATCATAGATGCTATATTTAACAAATTCAAAAGATAATTCGAAATCTTTCAAATATCTTTTCATTTGTTGTCTCCTTTCAAGATGTCAGGGAATTTCGGTTTTTTCTACTTATCCCATGTTATGCCATTCACATAACATTCACTACTTGCCACAAGGACTTTTGTGATTGGTGTTTCAATCTCATAATTCTAGCAATGCTAAAGATACATTTCTGTATGTCCTACTTAGGTACGGTATCGAAATATGCTCATTATTTATTATCTTGAATTGCGAGCGAGGATATTCCAATTCGCATTAGTTATAGTGTTATTCGCATTGACGCACGAAAGGCCGGCATTAGTTCCATTATTCATATTACCGAGCCACAAAAACAAACCTCATTTTTCGATATCCTTTTGACAAAGATGATTATATCACATATTCAGAATTATTGAAAGGTTTTTAGTTTATGTTGAGGGGGAAGTCCCCTCTTGGCTATTCAGCCAATTCACCCCCAACACCATTTATTGAAAGGCGAGCGAGGATATCCCAATACGCACCAGCTATAGCGTGACTCGCACTGACGCACGAAAGGCCGGCA